GTAGCTGATAAGATTCGTTTGATGGTCTGAAATAAAAAAGACCTTGGCCATCACACAAGAAATAATCAACAACGCTTTCTAGTTTCATTTCAAGCATGTTGTCTTCGTAGAGTTTTTCTAAGAACTCTTTGCGCTTGCCATATGAATCTTGTTCACAGTAAAACTCAATTCCTCTACGCAAAATGAATGTTCGCATCTGTGAGAGATGTGAAGCAACAATCATTGTGTCAACTGGCAGATCTCCTCTTCGCTCTTTAGCGGCTGAAAGAATTTCTGTAAATTGATTATTAGCGCCTTGCGATAACGTCATCTATATAACCCATATGTTTAATACTAACTATTTCAACTTACTCATATAGTCTTCCATCATTTTTGCAAAATCAGGTTGCTTGGTCTGTTCAGTTACAGCTTGTTTATAAGGCGTAGGATTTACGGAAGCCAAATCACCCATTGCAAAGTTTTGCTGTTGAGTTGCCTTTGCATTCCAATAATCAGGAGTTGTATTGACATTTTTATTGATATCAGTAATTCGATTACCTGCTCCTGTCATCATTTCAGCGTTAAATGCAGCGTTGACTGCAGAATTTACACCACTGAGTGTTGATTGTGATCTTGCAGCCTGATTATTGTTTAATGCAGAATATCCTGCGGCATTTGCCATATTAGACATCCCTGAGCCACCACCTGAGCCACTTCCACTCTTGCCGCCCTTAATGCTTACGCTGTAATCATTTTTATAAATGTTACCAACATTATTTTGTGTATTGCGATAGCTATTGTCATAGTTATTGCTAATTGTATTATTACGATTGTTTCCTTTGCTCCGATCTATATTGCCCATTGTTCCACTATTAGCAACGCCCTGACCCCTTACGTTGAAATCTTGATTGGCATTTGTAGTTGAAGTAAATCTTTGCGTTGTTTTTGTATCAGCGCTTACTGTATTGCCGTCACCTGTAATGGCTCCGGTTTTGCCACCGCTGATATCTCCACCCATTGAAGTTTCTGGTCCTGTGACCTTGCCGCTTGAATTTCCACCTTTGTACCCACCATTGGCACTGCTGTTAGATCCACCGTCGGAGGATGCATTACCACCGACACCAACGCCTGGTGATTGCCCAGGACTTGTAGAAGGTGGATTGCTAGGAGTAGGTGCAGGATTAGGAGTAGGCGCAGGAGTGGGTGCTGGTGCCGGCGCTGGTGTAGGTGCCGGTGTAGGTGCCGGTGTAGGTGCCGGTGTTGTTGTTGTTTTGGGTTTTGTCTGAGCTATTTTTTTCTGTAAAAATTCTTGGGCTTTACTTCCACTTTTATTTGTACTGTTATCACGTTTAACATATTTTTTAACTGCTCTGGCTGATACCCCAGATTTAATTGCGGCTTTTGCCTCCTTCTTGCTTATCTTTTTGCCAGGATCATTTTCTTTAAAATATTTATTGGCAATAATTTTTTGTGCACGCTTCTTAGTAACACCAGTTGTTTTGGCAATCTTGGCTGCATTTAAATTCTTACCCTTCTCTAATCTCTTGGCAACGCGCTCTCTGGCACTTTTGCGACGATCTTTTTTTGCCATTACAAGTTAAGCTAGATGCTTTCACTATTGTAGTCAACTTGTAAACTTCCTCTTCGTAAGAGTCCTCCAATAGTTAAAACCATTGAATCTACTGCGTCATCATGTGATGCATGTCCAAAGTTTAAAAGCTCTTCTTCCAGCACATCCCACTTACGCCATTTATTCCAGACGACTTTTTGATGCTCAAATAGTCCGAGTACTCCTCTAAGCCGTGCAAGCTTATCTCCCCGAAAACCTTTGACTGGTGAAATACTTAAGTTATATAGTGCTCGATCTTCAAACATAATACGTTTAAAATCCCCCTCAAATGATGTTTGATACGCCACAGCTTCTGGCCACACAATGCACGGAGAAGTAGTTGGAAAGTACTGATCATCATCATTTTGAATAAGTATGTTCCAGTCAGCTAACATCTCACAAAGAGTATCCATTTTTTCAATGTTCCCCATTGATCGACATCTTCGTTGGTCAATCAAATAAATCTTACCCTCGTAGATTCCAGCGAGAGTAAATACTGTCCAATCATTTTTTTCACTTAGGCCAGCGCTTAGGTCGATGCCTACACCAATGCAGTCGTATTCTTCTGGTACTTCACCTTTAATCAGCAGCTCTGGTGAAATGCCGACATCGCTGGACTGAACAGCAGTGTTTAAGTACTGATAAGCAAATGCAACTCGGTCTTCAGCCTTACGTTCATTCAGATATTTCATTGACCAGAACTCAGGCCAATAAGATCGTGTCCTACCTTCTTCGTCAGTTAGGACCGCCTTTTGTACGATCTGCTTCCAATTATTCTTTGGAACAAATAACGTGGCGTGAATATCGTCAAAGTGAAAGCGGGTACCCAGACAGATAGCCCTTGCACCTTGGAACATCGTAGGAGCGATAACATTGGACCACGTTTGCTCCATCTCACGGCGAATATCAGGATTGTTAATCGAAGCAGCGGACTTGATAGGGTCATCAATAAGTACGAGCTGAGACCGTTTCGAAGTAATTGCCCCCTTGAGACCTCCACAAGCAATGGTGAATGCCTCCTCACCTGCTGTATCAATTCCCGCAAATTCATAATCAATACTCCAATACTCATCTGAACGCTTGATTTTTGACAATCTCACCATCGGAAAGACTTCTCTGTATTTTGAACTATTCAGTATTCCCTTGATCGTTGCACTTTTGGCTCTACTAATATCAACCATGTAGGCGATGTACAGGATACGCAGCATTTTCTTGGCAGACGCATGCCGTCCGATCATCCAGGCGGCAAACAAACCAAGGACAGTACTTTTTGCAGAACCACGGGGTGCGAGGATCGATGTGTTGGGTCCTCCTACTCCTAATAGACATTCGCTGTCCTCACCCGTACACAATTCATGATGCCACTCCAACATATGTTTTGCAGGCGACTTTCCCATGAATTTACAGAACGCCTGAAAATCATCCCTTGCCGCTAATACTTCAGTTGATGGCGGCTTCGATGTAACTTTAGTCGCAGTCATAAGTGCACTACGACGGTAAGCTAGTGAAGCACTTGATATTGCCATATATTTTTTTATCTTTAGTGTCAGTCTATCTTATTACTTTAAACAGATCTCGACCCATTCCTAAAATTTCTCCTGCAAATCGACGAGTATATGCATCGTCACCCTGTACATATCCCCTGCTGTATAAACCGAGTCGTTTTTTATTTGATTTTTCTAAGTGTCTAAAATATTTTTCTATTTGCTTTTCTTCTGCATCAGATACATATTCATTTCTTTTTAATTGAGCTTTTGTATCTGCAAACGCTAATCCCATCTCAGCAGACTTTCTTGCTGCATCAATAGCTTTCATACTGTACCCACTTAGTGGATCAGATCCCAATTGCTGAATAGCAGGAAGTGCTGTGTCTATAGCATCTCCCAGCTTAAGTGTGTTTACATCAGTTTGTACTAGCTCAGGTAAAGCGACTCTTTCTTTAAGTGTCTTAGGAAGTTGTTTCGAAAATTTATCCATCACATTTCGCTATAAAGCTTTGACCAAATAGCATTGATAGCATTTTCAATTGGCTCAGCAAACTGTGGATCATCCTTAAAGATAGCTGTCAGTTCTCGCATCACTCGATCAGCACCAGAAAGAATCATTCCCCTTTTGTCAGTACTGTGATTCATTCGTTCACTAGTTTCAATATGAGCCCTCAGTTCTTTTTCCAAGGCAGCCAATCGAGCTGCACCATTATCCCCCTTGATTTCACCGGAGGTAATTGCCATTCTAAGTTCTTGTATATCGGAGTGTAGAGCAGATATTTCGCTATTAAGGATGCCACGTCTATCTAATTTCCGATACTTCATTTTAACCCAACGACTTAAATCGTTGAATGTTCCAACATATCCCAGAATGCCTGAATATACCCAAATTTCAATTACCGAGGGTGTGTGCTCTGCAAAGTCACGAAAGTCCTCACTGTCGGCTGCTGGGAGCGTATCTAGCCACTGGTCGACCACGTTGAGATATACCTTTCCGTCTGTCTGTGTTTTAGTAGCCATTAGAACTTACCTGCTAGTCCTCGTGCATATCCGCTTTCATCAGCCCTTTCCTTGGCCTTTAGTCTTGCATCCAAACGCTTATCTTCCCTGCCTTCCTTAGCTTGAAGAGTTACTAACTGCCTTGCTTGATCACCTTTTGTTTCTTCAGTTTTTCGATTTTCTTGACCAGTTGCGCCAATTCGACCAACACCTTTGTCTGTATATTCGCTACCAATATCCATAATGTCAAGATCTTTCCTTGTTTGTCGATCTTCTGTTCCCTTGGTTTTCAGAGTCTCTCTTTGCTCTGCACCGGATGCACCAATTTTTCCTATACCTTGATCAGTATATTGCGTACCTAGCTCTGTCGTTCTTTCTTCAGTCGCAGCTTTCTCTGTTGATAATCGGGTTTCTGCACCCTCAGCACCAATAGTTCCTTTTCCTTGATCAATATATTCTTCACCTAATTGTGTTTTTCTATCTTCACCATATTCATTTGATGTCTTATTCATTTCAGTATCGCCTTGCATAGCAATCTGATTAAGGTTTCTATTGGCTTCATCTACCGCGAATCGAGATTGGAAGTCATATTCCTGTCCCATCTTTGTCATTCCATACACGAACTCATCCTTCATCACCTGAGCCATGTTGCGCTGCTCCAGGTTTGATGCCTGATTCATTGCATTAGCAGCAATCTCTTGGTTGGCGTATGCGAGTTCTTTAGCCTGCTGGGTATCAAATACTGACTGAATAGCATTGCCTTGGAAGGCATTCTTCATGGCAGCAGCATCTGGATCTTTTTTAGTATCGTACTTATAAAACTCGTTCATCAAGTTCTGAAAGTTAAACAATCCAGGATTAGCTCTCGTTTCAGCCATTTCTATTGTTAGCCCTACTGTTCTTATATTCTACAAAGTTAGAATGTAAGAAACAAAATGATATTTTGAGTGCGTTTAATCCTATTATTTATATTGGCTATGTCAGCAGCTAGAGGAATTAGTGCAGGTTCATATGTAAAGGCTGGGCAATCAGCAGTGGACAACACTATTAGCACTATCCGAGCTGCTAGGCGTAATGCACCTGACTATGGTGATATTGCTAGTGAAGGTATTAAGCAGAGGGCTGCTACTAAAGCTGCGGGCATTAAAGCTGAATCAGAAGTTGCTCAGGCAGGCATTCGTGCCGAAGCTGCTGTACGTAAATCTAAGATTCAGGCTGATCGTGACAAATCACTTGCTAAATCAAGGGCTACTGTACGCAAGGCAGGTAAGATTGCAGCCGCTGGTACTTTGATTGGCGATAGTATTACTGAGGGCAGAAATACAAGGGAGCGTAGAGATTTGTTGGCAAGAATGGAAGCGAAATCTGAGCAGAGGCATGCGGAACGTCAGAAGCAAACCGCTGACTTGATTGAGCAACTTAAATCTAGGAACACCGGTTCCGATGATTCTACTCCCGTTACTGTTACACCTGCTTCTATTGGAATTGATATAAGTAGTACCCCAAAGCCTAGTGGAGAAGTAGCAAGTGCAAGTGGTGTTACTTCTCTCGACTCACCAGTTAGTCAAGGCATTGGTAGCTCTGAAGGGTGGGAGCGCTTAAGTCGCGTTATTCGATTTGGTGAGGGTACTAGCGGTTCACGTGGATACAACACACAATTTACTGGTACACAATTTGATGATTTATCTGCTCATCCACGGCAAAAAAGGTCCTCTGGCAACCTTACCTCTGATGCTGCAGGAGCTTATCAATTTTTATCTACTACATGGGATGGGGCTAAAAAAGCTTTGAATCTTCCTGATTTTTCAATTGCTAGTCAAGAGAAAGCCGGTAGATATTTGACAGAGCAGCGTGGTGTCAATCCCGACATGGTATTTAAATCTAAAAGTGAATTCAAAGCTGCTATGGATAAATTAGCCCCTGAATGGGCAAGTCTCCCTTATTCAGGTGTTAGTCCAGGTGGTTACGGTAAGGGGAGCTCTTACTATGGCCAAGGCGGTAAGAGTGTTGACGAGCTTTGGGATCTTTACAATAAATAATTTTAATTTAGGCTATGCCCGATTAAATCATAAATGCGCTGCCTAGTCCAAACAAAGCTTGGAATAATTCGGCTTTACTCTTTCGGCCCCTTTGATCTAATTCCATCATTCTTAACTCTCGTTCCATAGCTCTATCTTCTCTTCGATCACTTCGGTCATCAGCCCTTATTTGCTCTGTTCGAATTAAAGCATCGGTATACCTATCATCAGCTTTATCTGTTATAGCCTGTTCGTTCGCATCTCGCTGTGCTGCTGCTAGTTTACGGATTTGTTGTGTTGTTAGGCCCTCAGTTTGTGATATATCTGAACCCTTCACTCCAACGTAATCAGTTACGGCTAGTCCTCTTGAATTTAGTTGTCCAAGTCGTTTGCCATAGTCAGCTACCAATTCTCCTTCTTGAATCTTAAGATCCTCTGGCTTTATGCCAGGCAGGTTTTCTTCAATTGCGCCTCTGAGGCCTGGGTTTGTTTTGTTAATTTTTTTCTCTAATAATTCTTGAGCTTTTTTCCTTACATCTTCCTCAGAATATCCTCCTAATGCACCTCTAATTTGATCTCCCCAATCATATTTTTCATCAAAACTTGTTCTGTCATCTGACAGAT